ACGGTTGTAAAATCATTTTTATAGTTTTATACAAAATGCTTTTGTTATGTTTCGTGTACTAATTCAAATTCTTTTGCAATGACTTCTTTTTTCATATTCGCGTAATAATACTGTACTCTATACTGGTGACTTAAAAAGTAAAAAGTAATAATAACTAACCGTACATAAATATTGTTTGGAATAATCGGTAAACAAAAAAGCAGTAATTCGAATAGAAAAAATATTATTTTGGTTTGTAATAATTCAGAAAACATTACGTTAATTATATCAACATTCCATATTTATTTGTATTTTTTAAAATAGTAATAATTAATTAATTGATTAATCAATAATTGTACATGTCTACATTGTTTGCAGTAATAGGTGTATGTATAATATCGTTTATTTCAGAAGAAATTCTCTCTATTTTAGAACGAAAATGACAATGATTAATCTTGCTATTTAGTTTTTTAAATATTTGTTTTTTTAACTCACGCGCGGCAATAAATAGTGGGTCAGATGGGTGATTTGTAGATCGAGTTAGTGCTGGTTTCTTAATTGAATACATGACGCGTCTATATTGTATAATATGTTAAAATAATTCAATTTTTAATCAATTTTCCATAAATATGTTAATGTTATCTACTTATGGAGAATTCAACTATTTATTATAAAACATATCGATTGAGTTCATCCACTCCAATTTTTGTTTTGATTTTTCTAAATTCGTTTTATCTTCTAATCCCGAAAACAGATAATCCGTTTTGGGTCTAATTTCTTTCGTTTTAATTTGTTTATAAATATTTGGCAATTGATTCAATGTATTTTGTAGAAATCCTTTATCTGATAATATAACTTGATCTGTACGGAATGGTTCGCAAAAAAGGGATACTGCAAAATATAATAGATGTCGTCGTTTCTTTGCACACGCAGATGTAAACTTTATACAAAAGAGGTCTCGTATTGCGGTTAAGATTGACTGTACAAACTGATTATTGGTTGAGTTGGATACAAAGAATATTGCGTCCCATATTACCCAAATGAGGTCAGTTTGATATTTTGGTTCAATGGAAATATCATATCTTCTCTCGCACATACATTTCGTTTTTCTTTTTTTACAGATTATATCAAATTCTATTATCCATTCTACCCAATAACACGCCTGTATCATATTAGGTCGATGGTCTTCATCCGCAGTGATATTGTATACAAATTCATTAATGGCGATAAAGATCTCTTTAGGGTCTTTTTTATGTATGATAGGTAATGCGAATTCTGCAGAGGAAGCTTTTAAACGGTCGGTCATTTTGGTCATATCAAATTCATCTTCCTTATTAATTTTCAACAATTCAAACCCATTCTTTTGGGGATTTGAGACAAGTACCACAATAACTTCTGTAAATAGTTCTCTAATCGTTTTGTTGTTTCGTAGTTCTATCTCATCGTAAAACGTGCCTTGAATCATAATATTTCGAAAAATCTGAAAACGTTTTTGTAAATAAATTGCAATTTTAGGATTTGCGTTACATATATGTTTTCCTAAATACAAAATAAGTATTTCCCATATTTCCATATATTGTCCTGAACAAACCAATTCAGCACACCAATAACAAGCGTGTTCGATTTTACCATTAAAAAGTGTATTAAAAAATTCTTTTTTTACATCAGCGCGCTTATATCCTGAAAATGTCTCACTTTTGAAATCTCCCCCTGTACGTGCATCGTTAATAATAAAAGTTAAATCGCCGTGTTCTTTTACTGGTATTTCAGCCATAGTACTCTATTCTACAATATATGTTTATAATGGAAACTAAAAACATATATTTAACAGGAAAATATGAGTTATTTCATTATTAATTATTCTGTTCGTTCGTTCGTTCGTTCGTTCGTTCGTTCGTTTGTCGAATTTAGAAAATTATTTTCTCTTACAATTAGTTAGGAAGTAACTGTATGAAACGGATACTATATAACAAATATAATAATATTATAATATAACAATGTGTAAAATAATTAGTAGTACTGTAAAAAAGATAAAAATCGAAAATCAATGGTATGACATTACACATTTTATCAAACGTCATCCTGGAGGAAATGTAATTGAGAGTTACAGTGAACAAGATGCCACATTAGTTTACAGAGAAATGCACCGACGTTCAAAACGTGCGGATAAAGTGTTAGATTCACTTCCGAAGTTATCCATGATTGAGACAAATACTGTAGATAATGATAATGATGCGAATATGATTATAGCGTTCAAGGAGTGGACTAAGTCATTAGAAGAGAGAGGATTTTTTGAGCCAAGTTTATATCATACAACGTATAGAATTGTCGAATTGCTTGGTTTATTTGTAGGAGCATCTGTGTTAATGGGTCAGAGTCATATACTGTACAAATACTTGAGTGTGTTTGTATATGGTCTGTTTGGTGGTAGATGTGGTTGGCTACAACACGAAGCTGGACATAGATCATTGACGGGTAATATTGCAATGGATACTTTTATACAAAAAGCGACAATGGGAAGTGGATTAATGATTAGCGGTAGTATGTGGAATTCTATGCATAATAAGCATCACGCAACCACACAGAAATTGCATCACGATATTGATTTAGATACTATGCCATTTGTGTTATTTCATGAAGATGCACTTGACCCGCGTAAACTATGGTCAAAAATATGGTTACGTTATCAGGCATATACATTTCTACCTATAACGAGTGGTGCATTGGTTACTGCATTTTGGATGTTTTATTTACATCCTCGAAAGGTATTTCGAGAGAGGGATTGGTTACAAGGTGTGTTTATGCTTATTGGTCATTTTGGTAAAACGTATGTAATTCAACAACAAAGTGGCTATTCATTTGGGAATTCTTACTTACTGAATTTAGCGTGTACATATGTCTCAGGAATTTATTTATTTGGTCATTTTAGTACATCACATACATTTATGCCAGTTATTAAACATTATGAGACGCCTAACTGGATAGAGTATAGTCTAGGTCATACAGTAGATATAAGTACTCAAAATTGGGCGGTTTCATGGATAATGGGTTATTTGAATTGTCAATGTGTACATCATCTCTTTCCACAGATGCCACAATTCAGACAACCAGAGGTTTCAAGAGAACTTGAGAAATTCGCGAAAAAGTGGGATTTGAAATATTATCACGTAGGCTATTTCGAAGCGTGGTACCGTACATTTGCAAATCTGGACCATATTGGACAGATGGTCTATGCATCTTGAGAGAAAAAATTGATATATAGATGTTAGAATCTACAAGGTATACATCTTACCTTAACAGGGTCAATAAATCGTAAATCAATCAATCAAGCAAATTAATAAATCAATCAATCATGACAACTACTGAATGTTGTATCTGTATGGACGATATTATGTCTACAAACTGTGTAACAACCCCTTGTGGACATATATTTCACGCAAACTGTTTAATGAAACACACACGTGTGAATAGTTATACGTGTCCGTGTTGTCGTGCGGAGATGGTCGAACAACTAGTAGATGAAGAGGAAGATGAAGATGAAGATGACAATAGTGAAGATTCAGATTATGATACTATCACAGATGAAATGGAAGAAGAACGTAATTTGCAAGGATTTCGGTGGTTATTCCAAAGAGTTAATGACGAAGCATTAGAAGGTGATGAAGACGAATACATTGAAAGGATGGAGGAAGAGTCATTTCAATCTGGACAAGAAAAACTTATTTACGAAGAGCAAAAAGAGCAGATTGACCATCTTGTACAAGAAATAAAAAAAAAGAACTGTGTATCTTATGATGACCTTCTCAGGGCGTATATTGGTACTAATTGTGACGATTATATGTACAATGAATTTAGTCGAGATATAGAGTACAAGGTAACCAGTACCATCAATGGCATAGATACTCGTGCAAGAAACAACCTACCGCCTCATCTACGCGAACACTGGGCTAGAGGGGTCCGAATGTAAATAGTATAGTATTAGTATATATTTTGTACGGTTGTTAATTCTTAAATAAATATTATTATTTATTTTTTTACGGTACATCACCTATTGTGTGTATAACATAGCATCATAACAATGTGTATTTATCCTTTCGTTTTGTTTTGTTTTTTACTAAAAAAAAGTAAGAGTTAGGGTTAGGATTAGGGTTATTGTAACAAACTATTGATAATTTATTGTTTTACTATATATAATAAAAAGAAAGAATGAAAGATTCTACTCTAATCAACAATAGTTTTTACATTACATATGCATTCTTGATGACGACTGCGACGATTACATTTATTGAGGCGATTCGTACAAAGGATTTACAAATTCGTAATATCCTTAATTTAGAAACGTGTATTTCGGTAGTAGCTACATTTTTCTATAGTACTTTTGTAAATAAATTAGACAAAGACACTGTAGATTACAAGGAGATTAATATGCTTCGATATGTAGATTGGTCTATTACTACTCCAATTATGTTATTAGTATTAGTTCTTGCATTATTGTACAATACAAAGGGAGGTTCGTTAAATTTCTATTCGTTCTTAGGTATTCTATGTTTGAACTATGGTATGTTAGGTTCAGGATATTTAGGAGAAATCCAATTTCTTGAGAAAAATGTGGCAAATCTATTTGGTTTTGGATTTTTCGCGGCAATGTTCTATTTTATTTACAGAACATATGTCAAGGAGTCCAGAGATAATAAACGGTTATTCCTTGTATTTTTCATTCTGTGGGCATTATATGGCTTAGTATATTTCTTAGATCAAGTGTCTCAAAATGTTGCTTATAATATTTTAGATTTATTCTCCAAATGTTTTGTTGGTATTTTCTTTTGGGCTTACTTTACAAAAGTATTTGTATTATAACCCGAATACGTTCTCTTCTGAATAAGCAATATACAAGAACCCGTCTTCGTCTTTAAACGACTCGTATAGAGCCATTAAGGTAACGCCAGATGAAGGTATATTTCCAGATACAAATAAGAAAATGGCTTTTTCACAAGGCAATCGTAACCGTTTACGAATAACGTACATGAACTGTCCAACTGTAAAATCAGCAGGAATTAAGAATTTATTACGATCGAGTTCATTTAGATTTGTGTTCCAATTTTTCTCACATATGACAGGTATTCTATCTGGATATTTTTCTCGTATTCTTTCTGATTCTTCACATCTTTTACTATAGCTATGGTGGGTTTTGAATTTTGTAGAAGTAGTCGGCATAATAGATTAGATTAATTAAATTATATAAATAAGAAAAACGTATTTATATAAAAATTTAAAAACAATAAAAATAACTCATGTAGAAAAAACAATGTATTGCCTTCAATGATCGGGTTATTACAAACTACACCCCTATGAAACTGCGTAAATTCGAGGAAACCAGCTCAATAAAGGCAAACGAAACCAATACCCACTTACAGTATATGTCTGTCCAACTTCGATACGTCCATAATCATCTGCACTGTCGAATTCTAGTACAAATATGTTATCCACTATAAATTATTGCCCTTGTCATCTACAACGCGATATTTGCCGTGTTTGCCAGGCTTGATGTATTTCTCTTTTACAGTTATTTGTTTGTTAAAACGCGTAAAAAATACACTAATACACGCTAAAACTACCCATATAATTAATAAGATGATAACATATTTCCAATTTTTGATCGCGTCTTTTAAATTTTTCATATAAAATATATATATATATATAAAAAAAAATATATATTTGTCTGATTGGTCAGTGTAACAAAACTTAGTATGTAATTAATCGTGGTACAATATTTATGCATTGTAATTCTTGTGCCATTAGTTTATAAGCATATGGTACTTCAACGTATGCAAAGTCGGTTATATTCTCACACGTATTACATCTGTGTACAGTCATTCCACTTTTTGCACGCAGTACTCCTTTATCTCCGTTATTAAAAGTGGCTATCATCCCGCAACTTTTACATACGTGAACCGCGTACTTATCGGAAACATTATACATCCGTTCTCTACAGAATTTAGACATTCCGTGTGCAATCATAACATCGCGTTCCATTTCTCCAATACGGAAACCACCATCCCGACTTCTTCCTTCTGCAGGTTGTCTCGTAAGGTTAACGACAGGTCCGATAGAACGACTATGTTCTTTATCATTTACCATATGTTTTAAACGCTGGTAGTATACAGGCCCTACGAATATCGATGTCTCAATTTGTTTACCAGTGTGTCCATCATATAAAATTTCATTCCCGTAACTCTCAAATCCACATCTTTGTAGTTCTTCACAAATAGTCTGTACATCCAAATTACCAAAACTGGTAGCATCACCAAACATTCCTAATTCAATCAATACTTTTCCTAAAAGAGTTTCTTTTAGGTGTGCGATAGTCATTCTGGATGGAATGGCGTGAGGATTTAAGATTAAATCAGGTCGCAATCCATCTTTATTGAATGGCATATCGACCTCGTTTAATATATTTCCAATGGTACCTTTTTGACCGTGTCGACTAGATACTTTATCCCCAATGACAGGTTTGCGTAACGTTCGTACACGTGTTTTTGCAAAATTACAGCCATCACCATTACGACCAGTATAATTTCGATCAATATATGTTTCTTCTGTAGTACGGAAACTTTTACTCTGATCTTCATATTTTATTATTTTTGTGGGATCATTTCGATGTTCTTTAATTGGAACAACTTTAGAAATAATAATGTCTCGATTTTCCACTAATGAATTTTCTGGAATAAATCCGTGTACATTTACTTTATCGTAATTGCCGTGTTTGATTCCTCTGGTTTTGGTTGGATCTGGTTTACAACGTATAATCTCATCGCGAATAACATTCTTGTCTTCATCTTTCTCGGTATGATATACTGTAGCAAGGAATAATCCTCTGTCCAATGCAGATTTGTTTATCAATACACTATCTTCCTGATTATATCCTGTATAAGACATAATTGCTACATGAATTTGAACCCCAGATGGTACTTTATGTAAATTTATAAAATCACTCATACGCGTGTCAACAATAGGTCGTGTTGGATAATTTAGGATATATGCAGTTTTATCCATTCTTTTATCAAAATTGGTGCAGTTAATTCCCATGGCTTGTTTTGCCATTGCACATTGATATGTATTTCTGGGTGCTTGGTTATAGTCAGGAAACGGTACACAAGCAGCCAAAACACCGAATATTGTACACGGATGTATTTCGGAGTAGTTATAGTTGATCTGTAGTTTCTTAGTGCTATCAAAGTTGCTTTGTAAATGATGTATATATTTTTCTTTATTTTTCATTGCAATCATTGAGTGATTTTGTTCATCTGGGTCAATATATTCAATGACTGCTTCTTCTATTTTGGTATCCATAATAAGGTCGTTCCACAAGAGTTCTTTCGTTTTTAATTTATCAATAATTTCCTTGGTAATAAGAACTTTGTTGTTCATTACACGCAAAACAGGCCGTGTCATCCGCCCCGCATCGTTGCAAATGCGTATTTCCATTCTACCGTAATCAAATGAAATTGATGTGTAGAGATTTATAATATTTTTGCATTTTTTCTCTTTTAATTTATTGTACAAAACTAATGGTTCTTTTGCAACTCCGACCCAAGAACCATTAATGAATACTTTTACTTTTCCAAACGCCTCAGATGGTGCTCTTAAATCGTCTAATGCAATAATATCAGGTGCAACAATTTCATACAAAGATGATGATTGTGTTGGCGTTGTCAAATGTGTCATAAACGAGAGATTTTTTACAATACCAATCGACTGTCCTTCTGGTGTTTCTACTGGACATAGAAATCCCCAAGTAGAATTATGTAGTTTACGAGGTGCGATTAATTCCCCATTTTTTTCCAATGGTGTGTTTACCCGACGTAAATGACTTAATGTTGCCAAATATGTGAGTCGATTTAACACTTGTGCCACCCCCACTTTATTACTATTACTGGATTGTTTTACACTGAAATCGCCAGTCGAGAGAGCCCGATTTATGCCATTTTCAATGGTGGTTGATTTGAAAATCTTGTAGATGTTTGTCATATTAATGATATTTTCATATTCTTCGTGAGAACGCCAAGGCCCGACATTTATTTCTTTTACAACTTGTTTTTCGATATCCCGTACAAAACGGATATAATGATTACGAAACAGATTGTTTAATAGATTTCCTGTTAGTTCGATACGTTTATTTAAATAAGAATCACGATCATCTGGAGGATTCCATCCCAATGAGGTGGTTATTAGTCTATATGCCATCATTCCTAACAAGTATAATCGCTGTTTGTCAGTTTTACAGTGTGGAAAGAAATCATTTTTGAAAATATCCAATGTATATTCGAGTCGCTTTTCTATAGCTGTACCAGGAGTATTTTGATTTTGATAATAATTATAAGCACACATTGTGCTAATATGATTAAGTGCTTCTTCCTGAATTTTATCTATTCCCCCTGTAGTGAATTGTTTTGCATCTTCCATGGATGCTTGTAAGAAATCGAGTACAGGTCCTTGCTTCTCAGATTCTACATTTAGCAAAATATATTCGCAAATGCCTTTATCAGATAGTACACCCAATGCACGAAATAATACAAATAACTCAATGTAACGTTTTTGTTTTAACCTTGGAATAACAACATAAATACCGTGTCCGAACAAATTGCTTTTTGCGGAGATCATCATTTCTACTTGTTTTGGAGAAATCGTTTTAGAGTCAGGGACCGATTTAAATTCAGCGTGCCATTTCCATTTTGGTGTATTCTTTCCATTAAATACATATATGCGATTTTCAGCGGCACGTTCTTGACAAATGACTGTTTTTTCAGATCCCTTAATAATAAAATAACCTCCACAATCCATTTCACATTCACCCGTCATTGTACTTGGTACATTTCTGTACTGGTGTAGTACACAAATAGATGATTTTAGCATTACTGGAAAATTGCATAATTTTACTTGTGGAATATTTCGTTCAACAATTCGAATTTGGTTGTCCACGTCTCGAATCGTATATTTTATATTAAGATCAACAACGGTACTGGATGAATAAGTGAAATTTCGCAATCTAGCTTCTTGTGGCATCATCAGTTTTGTTGCACCATTGTTTTCGTATATTTGAGGAGAATAAAACCGTAAGTTACTCATACTAAGATGGACAACCAGTCCATACTCCCCCGTTTCTGCAATAAAATCATTTTCTGATTTTATTACAATTGGATTGAACATTTCAATCGTTCTTTGCATTTGATAATTTACAAAGTGATTGTAGGATTCGATTTGATGACGTACCATTCGTCTAAGAGGGTTTCCCTCAAAGTAAGATTGTAAAATCGTAAATGGTTCTTCTAAAAAGGATCCTAAATGCTCCAATAACACTTTCTCATTCTTTTCCATTATCGCATCATCAGATAAGGGCATAGTTTGAACAGGAGATGACATGGTATAGCACTGAAGGTGATAGATAATAAAATACTAATATTATGTATTAGTAAATATATGAAATCAATTTTTTATATAATTTTTTGTAAACAATTATATGAAAGTATTTTACTTTGGAAACTATACAAGTAATAACAATCGATTGCACAAATATAATGCATTACAATACGTTTCTCTATTTTTGTCTCATTAGAAGTAGAAAAACAGAAGAATATTTGAAATGGTTTCCATATTATCAAACTATTTTTACAATTTGTCGTTTACAGTCTGTACGATTAGTAAACAAGGTACATAATGCCTATATGAAAAAATACGTTCAAAAAATATACTTTTCAAACAAATATGATTGGTTTTTGAAAAAAATTCACAGTACTATTTATATACCGTCTATACAGTCAAACGCAAAACAAATCATCACAAAGAATGTTGTTCAAAAGTATTTATATACGTTAGATCCATTACAATTGACGCATCTTGTATCACAGTTATGATAAAACACTGTAGTCTCCGTCAAATCAATTCATTAAATACACGAGATAAATTACTTAACAATATAATATAATCTTTACAATGGTCTCTATTATTGGAATCCATCTTTTTAAGTGGTTCTCTCAATGAAATATCAATAGTATTCATAATTTTTTGTGCATTATGTAAATTTACTAAATCTTTACTATAATCTTTTTCTAAAAAGAATTCCAAATCGCCTTGTTGTATTTTTTCTTGGTATGGTTGTTCTATATAAGTGTACCAAACTTTGATTAATAATGTAGGATTTAAATTGCGAATTGTCTCAAAATATAACTTTGATTTGATAATTTCTTCATCTGGTATAATGGCTATAATTTCATCTAAAAAGGCAAAAATCTGCGTATTGAATGTTTTATAAACTATTTTTTTATCTGCCATAATTGTTTATAGAACAACAAGATTATTTTTTATATATTTTATTGAAAAATGTTATTATTTATTAAGGGAGAAAAGGTAATTTTTTCGAATCGCTATAGGGTATTTCTTCGCTCCGTTTTTTCTCTATTTTTTCAATTGTAATACTTTTATCCAGTTTATTATTTCTATATGTCTCGGGCGGAGTATGTATCGTATATTGGGATGTCTCATCTTTCGCAGACACATAATTATTGAGTGGTCTTAATCCACCATTACCTTTTGCGCTTAAATCTTCTACAGACGCTTGAAAAAATGTAAAATTTTCCGACACCACGCTAGACGAATACTCCATATTGTAGCCAATAGGTTCACCATTGCCTTTAGTTGCCTCTTCCTTATTATTTTCTATTTTGGTTTGAAATCGTTCTACTATATCACCTCCATATAATACACGATAATTCTCTTTGATGAGCAACAGACAAGGTACACTATGTACATTTGGAGGAAGTAAAATTTCTTTCCCATTTTCCAACTGTATGTAAAGTTGTCCACTAACAGTGTCGACTCTTCTACGGTCTACACATATAAAATGTAACTTATCTACTAAATTATTTTTTACAAAAAACTGTAAAGAATGTTGACTATATTTACAATTATTACTGTAATACAAGATATCCATTGTTTTTGATATATTTTGTATTATATTAGAAAATTATAGGTTTGATTTAACACACATTGAATATAAAAGACGTTGATGCAAATACAATAATACAGCATATAAAATCGACAACAGCAATGGCAACATATCACGCGTGGTCATGTTCTTTGAGCTAAAAATACCATCATATACAGTCTTACTTACAAGTACTACAAGACTTAAGAAAAAGATTACCATAAACACATAAAAGATAATACAATATGAAGAGTCCAATGGACCGAAAAGCATATTATCGAGAGATTTCCAGGAATCCATGTTATGTTATACGAATTATATATTGATACTATATTTTTAATATGATGTTGTTCCTAAAATATCTATTCAAGACTTTTGTTGCACATTGTATATAAGAGTCTTGCTGTTAGATATTCTACGAAATATCCAATTAAAACTGCAACTGAAACTCCTAAAGATAACCGAGGTTTTTTCCCTAAAAAAAGCAAAAGTACGAGGCTAATTAGTGATAGAATAAACATTATAAATATTACAATAGTAATCACCTTAAAATAAAGACAGTAAGATTTGGGTAAAGGACCGTAAATCGAATCTAAAAATGATTTCAAATCCATTTTGGCTTATGATATAAAATACACTTAGATTTTTACAAAATGATTATAGTAAATAAAAATACAAAAGATTATATAATGATTATAATATAGTAATTCCAATAAATTAATATGACTGGAATACAAGATGAGACAATTTGGAAGATTATAGAAACATACTTTGCAGACAACCCGCAATCTTTAGTAAGACATCACATAGACTCGTACAATGATTTCTTCAATGTTGGGTTACAACAAATGTTTAAAGAGATGAATCCCCTAAAAATTGAATTGGATTACAATGAAGAAAAAGAAATGAACATGTCGAAATGTTATTTATATTTTGGAGGGAAAGACGCTTCTAAAATTTACTATGGAAAGCCAACTATTTATGAAAACGAATCTACGCGTTTTTTATTTCCAAATGAATGTCGTCTACGAAATATGACATATGGAATGTCTATCCATTACGATATTGACATTGAAATCGAGAGAACTTTAGAACCTGGCGAAGACCAAATGTTAGTAGATGAAAACAATCAAGTTATCTTCGATGAAGATGAGGAAAACGACGATGAAGGAAGTGATACTGAAGAAAAATCAAAAGCATTAACAGATAAAAAAATGAAAAATAAACTTACTCCAGCCCAATATGCTACAATGAAAGAAAATATGGAGAAAAATATGAGAAATGATTCTGATAATGTCGTCATTGAGAAAATGTTACTAAAGGATATTTACTTGGGACGATTCCCTACTATGGTACAATCTGATTACTGTATACTAAAAGGCATGTCAAACGATATGCGTCATAAACTAGGTGAATGTAAACACGATTATGGAGGTTATTTTATTATTGATGGAAAGGAGAAAACGGTCGTTTGTCAGGAAAAATTTGGCGATAATATGCTTCGTATTGGAAAAAGCAGTGACGATAAGTATTCGTATACTGCAGAACTTAAGTCTGTCTCAGAAAACGCTTCCAAGTATATTCGCAGTTTGTCTATTCGTATTGTAGAACCACACGGAAATATTGTGGTATCATTGCCTAATGTACGAAAACCTGTACCATTATTTACATTATTCCGTGCACTTGGAATAAGTAGTGATAAGACAATTATTGAATATTGTACATTACAATTTGCAGAACTTATTTCACCTGTTATGGCAGAATATTTAAACGCTTCGATTCATGATGCAGGTAATATCAATAATCAAGAAGATGCGCTCAAGTATATTTCTCTATTAATGAAACAACGAACACACAATACTAACAATTACAACGAAGAACATATTGCAAAAGTATTGCATATGTTAGCTGATTATTTCTTACCACACGTTGGAGAAATGAATTTTACAGATAAAGCATTCCATTTAGGTAATATGGTGTATCGACTGTTGATGGTAGCAATGCAGATAGATTCACCAACTGACCGAGACCATTATAAATTCAAGAGAGTTGAGACAGTTGGTACTATGTTACGGGATTTAGTTAAAGAAAACTACAAGGCTATGCAAATTCAGTTACGTAGAAAATTTGAAATACGGTATGAATACCATAAATCAGAATATAAACACCCAGCAGTAATGTTTGAAAAGGAATACCGTACATACTTTAAAGATCGTGATGTTGAGAAGGGGGTGATGAAAGGATTCAAGGGGAGTTGGGGTAAAAAAGTAGGAGTGACCCAGGATTTGAATCGACTCTCATATAATGGAATGATAAGTCATTTACGGAAAACAAGTATTCCAATAGATAATGTAAAAATAGTTGGTCCACACATGTTACACAGTTCTCAATGGGGATTTATTGATCCAATGGATACACCCGATGGTGGAAATATTGGTATACATAAATATTTATCCATTATGACTATTATTACTAGAAATATTTCAAGAGAACCATTGAAAAAATTAATTGAAGAACATTCTACTGTAATTAAATTGACTCAATGTCTACCTGCATTAATTGGAATTAAATCGAAAATTGTCCTCAATGGTTTATGGATTGGGGTTACAACAAATCACGTTGTATTATTAGACGACTTAAAATTGCATAGGAGACACGCATTAATCCCTATTACTACAAGTATTACATATCATTACAGTAAAAACACTATTGAGATATTCACTGATGGTGGTCGATTGATGAGACCGATTTTTTATTTTGATAATTTATTAAAGTCGTTTGCTTTTGAAAATGAGAAAGAGTGGTCGGCGATTAGTTCGATCATTGATAAATACGAGATATTGAAAAGTACAGGAAACACAAAAGATTCTCTTTGGAATAAATTAACGTGTGGTTTTCACGAGAAAATCGATGAGAAGTTTGATCCATTCCACGGAAAAGTCTATAAATGGGAAGATCTGTACTCAGAAAAAGTGGAATCAAATCGTACAAAGAAGGCTATACTAGAGTACATTGATGCAAATGAAACGGAATCGTCTCTCATTGCACTGAATTCTAAAGTGAAATATCGTGACCCTAAACAGTACACCCACATGGAACTACACGAATCTACTATTTTGGGTGTCATGTCTAATATGGTCATATATCCTCAACACAATCCTTTGTCTCGTAATTGCTTTTCTTGTGGACAAAGTAAACAAGCCGTTTCATTATACCATACAAATTTCCAAATGCGCATGGATAAAACCGCGGTTGTATTGAATTATGGACAAGTTCCTTTGGTCAAATCGGAATATTTACAACACATAAATCAAGAGGAAATGCCATATGGAGAGAATGCGGTTGTTGCAATTATGTGTTACACAGGATATAATGTAGAAGATGCAATATTGGTAAACGAAGCTTCTCTCAAACGTGGTCTATTCCGTACTACCTATTATTCTACATATGAGACACACGAAGAAAAGGAAGTGAAGAATGGTGAACTTATTACAGAAAAAATATTTGGAAATATTCAAAATGAAGACAATATTATTGGTACTACGATTGGATATGATTATAATAAGTTAGATAATAATGGTTTAATTCCTGAAAACACACCCGTAGATGATAAAACGGTACTAATCGGTATGAGTGGGTATATTCCAGGAAAAGAAATGCGTAAAGATGTGTCTAAGAAACCTAAAAAGGGTCAATTGGGTGTGGTAGATAAATCATTTATGACAGAAGACGAAGAAGGTAGACGTATTGCAAAAGTACGCATTCGCGAAGAACGTATACCTACATTTGGAGATAAATTTTCATCACGTGCAGGTCAGAAAGGTACAATCGGTATGATAATTCCTGAAGAAGATATGCCGTTCTCTAAAAATGGTATTCGTCCAGACATTATTATTAATCCACACGCATTACCAAGTCGTATGACCATTGGACAATTAATAGAATCTGTTGTTGGCAAGGCGTGTGCAATTCATGGTGCATTCGGGAATTGTACTGCATTCCGAACTGAAAGCACAAATCTGTCCTTGTTCGGAGAGTTATTGACTCATTATGGTTATCATAGTACAGGTAACGAAATTATGTACAATGGTATGAATGGACAACAAATCGAGACAGAAATATTCATGGGGCCAACGTATTATATGAGATTGAAACATATGGTAAAAGATAAGATTAATTTCCGTGCAAGAGGACCCAATACAAATATTACGAGACAACCTGTATCAGGACGTGCAAATGATGGTGGATTACGTATTGGAGAGATGGAACGTGACGCGATTGTTGCACACGGTGCTACTGCATTTTTACGCGAATCTATGTTAGACCGTGCAGATGATTATAAAATGGCTATATGTAATCAAACGGGGTCAATCGCAATTTACAATCCGAAGAAAAATATTATGCTTAGTCCAAGTATAGATGGGCCATTGAAATATACGAAAACCATTGATTCGGATGAAGACATTGTACAACAAATTAGTAAATTCGGACGCAGTTTCAGTATCGTTCGTGTACCATATTCTCTCAAATTGCTTATGCAAGAGTTACTTGCGATTAATGTAAAAATGAGTATTATTACAGAAGATAATGTCTCTCAAATGGAAAATATGAAATTCTCAAATAACATTGATTTACTGTTAGGGAAAACAAATGCAACACCCAATATGGTAATTAACCAAATAAAGAAAATACTTGATTCAGAAACAGCTATTGAGCCGCTATACGATGCAACGCCTACTCCTTCTCCGCTTCAATACAGAATTATGTCTCCGTCGACATCACCATCGTCAAATGAAGGATCTCAAGTAGTGACTCCAACGACAAAACCGCCCCCGCGTGTTTCGCCGTTATATGCTCAAGATCAAAACTCAGATCCTGTTTATAGTCCAGGCTTTGATATAAATGCGAATGATAGTCCAGGCTTTGATATAAATGCGAATGATAGTCCAGGCTTT